CCGCCAATAAGAAGCCGATAGCAGCCCCCACCACGCCAAACTTAATGGCAAGTCCAGCGACAATTCCCGCTGTGCCACCTATCATAAATAATAGGTTTTGCCAATCAACTCCATTTACCCACGCATCAAAAGCGCCGCCAACCAAGGCTGCGGCACCTGCGATAGTGAGTATTCCTGCCGCGATGCCTTTAAGATTTCCTAACAGCTTTGCAATGCTACCCGAAAACCCTCCTGCCAGCTTCCAGCCAAGCAAGGCAGCCCCAATCCCAATAGCCATCCCCTTAACAATATCAAGATTGTCTTTGATCCACTCTATAACAGGCTTGATTTTATCAGCAATTTCAGCAATTTTGCCGCTAATACCAGTTTCCTCAAACATATCCCCATAATCAAGCCCACCAGCACCGCCGCCACCGCCACCTGTTTTAGACTGAATTACATTCAGTTCATCAAACCCTGCTAGCATCCCTTTTAGTTTTTTAGCAGAACCACTCGCTTTGTCCAGCCCTTCCGCATAATCAACCGCATACTCTTTTGCCTTCGTCCATGTAGATGCCCCTGTAATGGCTGCAAAAAACTGATTAACAGCATTAGCGGCGATGATAAACCAATTCGCAAGCGTTTGGATCACGGGCATTAGAGCGTTAAGGACGGGCATTACCGCAGCGCCAATTGTATTTTTGACCTGCATACCAATAGACGCAAACTGCGACATGGTAGCATTTGCTCTGGATGCGTCTATGCCGCCGATGGCCTTGCTATATTGTGCTAGGTTTTGAATGCCTTCCTTTATGGCTGTAGTAATTTCTTTAAGGATAAACCGAACAAAACGGTACAAGGCAATCCGCTTAAGAGATTCAACGAATTTACCAAGCCCCTTTGAGCTGCGTTTTGCAGATTCCCCAACTTGCTTTATTTTATTGCCCGTATCGGTTGCGACGGTGGCGGTTGCGCCTAGCTCCGCTTTTGCGTTTGTGGCCAAGTCCTTTATAGTACGAAGGCCATCCGACGCTTGTTCGGCACCGTTTTTCACCTTAATAAATTCAGATTCAACCGCAGAACCATCAACGAGCGGAGCAATGGTAGCGGCGTTTTGAGGGAGATTCTTGGTCGCAGAACTAACCGCATCCTTTATCGCGTCCATACCCTTGACACTCACGTTCACGGTTATGGGAGCTTTTATATCACTCAACGCAGACGAAAGCGAGGACAGCTTTTTTAACAATCCATTGGTGATTGACCTTTTAAGCACGCCAAGCGAGGTTGCGGTACGCTCGATTTCGCTTGCCGCATTTTCTGCGCTTCCCTGTATTTCGATTTGCAGATCGTCAATTGTCACCGCCATACGCTCACCACCTTATCCGCTTGATTTTCACCGCGCTCTCCATGCGGCCTTTCTTTCCTTCCATTGCTCCAAAAACGCTTCTTTTGTGATTGGCGTTTTCGGCTTAATGTCAATAGGCTTCTCAATATACCCGCTTGGTTTTGCGCCCTTCTTGCCGCCCATACCCCATGAAAACATACTGATTACCGAATCGAACGCATTGTAATCGTACAGTCCTTGCAGCCACATCTCTTGATTGCGCTGCTCGTTGCGGAGTTCGTGCGCCCGTTTATAGGCGCGTACCAGATACGGGTCGTCCTCCCAATATTCCGCAGAGGGCATACCGATTGCCAAATAATACGGGAGAGACTCGGTAAAGACTTCCGTAAAGGACGGTGGGGGTTCAGCCTCGTCGGTTAAAACTCCACCGTCATGCGGGCGTTTTTTACTTCATCGTCCTCGGATGCACTCACCAGCGCATCAAACGGCGCGGAATAGAGCATACAGAGCCGTTCAATTGCACCTTCTGTCAGTCCACCCAGATCATCGAATAACATTCGGTCTGTGCGCTCACGGGAGATATTTCTATGATTCATCCTGAAAGCGTAATAGAACAATTCGGGCACCTTTGTCATGGGGTGCTTGCTTACGTCACTTATATCAAAGCCGCGCGCTTCCGCGAATTTCACGCTTGCGCGGGAAAACTCCAGAACATACTTTTCTCCCGTTTCGTTATCGGTCAAAATCAAGGGCTTAATTTTCTCGTTGACTTCCTTCTTGGACATCTGTGTGCCTCCTTATTATTCTGCCGTCATTTCGACTTCCTCAAATACCGCCGCGCTGGACACCACGACAACATCCGATTCATCGTCATACTCCGCCGCCGACACGACATATGCGTGACTGCCCGCCGCAAGATATGTTTTTGCAAAGCCGTTCGCGTCCGAAATGAGGGTCTTTCCCCCGACAACGACCTTCGCCCCGGCAAGACGCGCCCCGCCTGTGCCTGATACTCCAAACGTTACAAGGTACGTTGCCGGTGAAGCGGTCAGGCTCGGTTTCGCATCATACCCAATAACACCAGCGCACACGGCTTTTGGTGCAAGAACCAGCACACTATTGTCCTGAAAACCGCCGTGACCCAATGTCTGCGGCTGCGCAATCCAGAAAAAAGCGTCGTCGTCCCCGTCGGGCGGGATGTACGCGATGTAGGTTTCTTTGCCGTCCGCTGCTGCGGTCTTGGCCGCCGTAACGAACGTTTCCCAAGCCGTCCTGAATGCGGAAGTGTTGTTTGCTGAGAACGCCTTTTCACCGCCGGGGTCGGAACGTCCAGCTATGTAGCGGGTGATTGCGTCCGATAGATTGCTGCAATCAAGCGTTTCGGTAGTCATTTCGATTTCGGGCGCTTCCTTGATGTCGGGAATTTCGGTGTACCCCGTTGTCGGCATTACGCCAGCCGTTGCAGCCACGCAATAAGCTACTTTTGCGCCGACCGAAGAAATTTCTAACATTTTATTTACCTCCTAAGTAATTTTATAGATTGAGCCTGTTTTGCTTATAACCGCCCTATATCGGGCGACCATTCTGTATTTTGTTGCGTCCGCATTCGGCAAAGCCATCGGGCCGCTGCCGATTCGGACAAAACCGAGCTTTTGCATTTCCGTGTCGATAATCGCCATAATCGCTTTGCATTGTGCCTTTTTACCCGAAGATAAATTGCTATAACACTCGGCCTGATACATGATTGACGCATGGTTTTCGATTCGGGCCAGCCCCATCGTGCGCATGTAGATGGAGTTATCCATCTCCACAAGCGTTACAGCAGGGAATGACGAGGGCGCGGCTACCGAATCCCCGGAAACGAATATGCCCGTGAACTCGTCGCGCAAGGCGGCTGCAACGGCGTTAAAAACCTCGTTCTCACAGTCAATCACTACCGAAACACCTCCCTCGCTATCTCGCCCACACGTTCCTCAAGCTGCTTTGCCGTCAAATACATATACGGCCTGCTCGGCATACCTTTTGTCCAGCGGAAACGGCCTTGCTTTTCATCAAAGTAAACCCAGCCTTTTTCGCCGTGCTGGTTCACGTCATAAGCCCACGGCATTGTAGGGTGAGGGCTTCCTGCGCCGACTACGCCGGTGCCAAATTCCACGAAAGCGGCGTGACCGCAATTTGTGAAGATAATCCCATGCGCTCCGTCCGTGTACATCAGCCCGTCAAGGCTATCGCGGAGTTCGCCGCTATCGAACGCGCCAAGCGTCAATACTTCCTGTTTTGCAATTTCAACGCCAGCCTCAACCAGCTTTTGCACAAGTATGGTGGCCTTTTTGCTCAATTCCTTCTTGTACTTGTCCAGTTCCTTAATCGCCGCCTTGATAGATTCCTCGGAAAGCTGAATGGTGATTTTCTTCATTAGCCATCGCCTTCAATCGGTTCTTCTGGTTCTTCGGGTTCTTCGGGCTCAACTGGCTCCTGCTCCACCACTTGCGTCACGCTAACCTTTTGTGCGTAAAACTTAACCGTATTAAGCGACGGTCTTATGCCCACAACGCGGTAATTGTGCGCCGTGTCGGTCGTGCCGTCCTCTTTGATGGTAGGCGTTATGCCGTACCAAAGGATTGAGGTTTCATCCAAAGGGAACCCCGCCCGGTCCGCAACGCCGACGATGGTATCAATGGCTTGCACACCGAACATGGCC